AGTTGTCATATTGAGAGTAGGTAACCATGTTGCACCAGAGTCAGATGTTTTGTAAATGTATCCGTTCGTTGCGCCAACTAAGAAAACTAAGCCGTCTACTCTAACTCCAGCAGTTGGAGTAAATGCCATACCTGTGATTACTTCCCAACCAGTTCCATCTGATACAGCAATTCCACCAATTGATGTTGCAATCCAGCTGTCCTGTAACATATTAATGCTGTTAATATCTATTCCACCTGGGATAACCGCTGCTGCGTTCCAAGTAGATCCAGCGTTGTCTGATCTCCAAATTTCTCCAGTATCAGTACCTGCTAGGATAATATCGCCGTAAACGTCGATTGCTGTGATATTGCCGTCGATTGGTGCACTGTACGATGTATACGCAGGTGCCGCTGTAGTAATCGGTGAAGTTGTAGTCGTCGTGCTAGTTGTCGTAGTAGTTGTGGTAGTTACCGCTGGGTTAGCAACTTCATTTACTTTATCTCCATAGTAAAGCACAGTAATAATATCGCTAGACTCCAATGGGAATCCAACGCCAGTATAACTTCCGCTTGTGTTGGAACCAGCATAAACAGTTACTGTGCTTGAGCCAGCAGCCCATTGACACTCATAATATTTACACTTAACTCCATTAATGAATACTTGTACGTATTCGCTATTTGCTAAAATGTCTTTAAATTCTCCAGTTGAAACTGCATAACTTAATGTTATTACTGCATTACCGCTACCGTCTAGGGTAAACTTACCAGCTGCAGCTGATGCCGCGTATACAATATCCTCATGGATAGTACCACGAATAATTACTTTAAGAGCTTCAACTCCAGTAACTTTCTTAACTAGAGCAGTATCTGAATCACTAAATACCAAACTTTCAGAAAGTAGGTTGATACCGTATTGGTTAGGCGTTGCACTGTCTTCGTATGTTTTAACTTGTAAATTAAATGCTGATGCAATCTCATTAATGTCTACCGCGATTGAGATTGTTCCAGTACCTGCTGCTCCAGAATCAGTATACGCCAAGTTAATGCCATATCCCTCAGTTAAGGTAGCATTCATTAGGTCCTGAATAGCCTCTTTAGCATTATTACCCAACGAAATAAATTCAACATTGTTTGCATCAAGGCCGTAAATCTTTAAGTTTGCGGCAGTTAAGGCACTCATTGCAGTAGTAGTGGTCGGTTCAATAGTAGACGTAAACAGTCTAAATTGACCTTCGGTTGAATTGTAAATTAAACCAGCGTAAGCGCTTGAACCAGTTTGTTGATATAGACCAGTAATTGTGACACTACCAGTATTTCCATTTGCAAGTTTGATAAATCGGTCTTGAACAACTACGTCATTAACTGCAGTTTGGGTAACATTACCAACAACGTTAAAGTTACCTTGAACGGTTAAGTCTCCAGGAACAGTTGCGTTATTTCCAGCAAAATGAGATCCTTCAATGTAAACCTCTCCATTAGTTGAAGAAATTGTTAGGTTACCAGTGCCTGTGTGAGTTACTGTCTGTGAGTTTCCAGACAAGGTAACGTTACCTACTAATTCAGTAGTAGTTGTAACCTTTAAAGAACCTGGAGCGATTACTGCAGATGGCAAGCTAAACGTATACTCGACACCATTCGTTAAATCAGCCTTTGAAACGCTAACCTGATTCGCAGTACTCTTAAGATCAATTGTTGCCTGTTTAGTTAGGTTCTTACTACCAGCGCCGTTCACTAAATATGTAAAATAGAGACCGTCAATCTGATCTGCAATGTCATCAATTGCTCCAACAATTTTGTCAACGACGATTTCGTATTGGTCGCCGGCTGTAATCGAATACGCGCCCGCTGCAATTCCAGCTAAGTTGTCAATACCAAATACGTTACCGGATACGTTGCCAACTGGGGTTTTAATGTACAGATCAATCTGTTTACGTTTAATTAATGCCATTTGTGCTTACAAGTTCTTTGTAGTTATTTATATCGACCCCAGCAAAGAACTTTAGCCGATTTTTTAGTAAATTAGATAGACCAAATATCTTTTCATGATAATAAGTACAGAATTCAACCAAGATACCTCAGAATTAATGGTATCATACTATGATGCAAACGGCCAAGTTGCATTTATCAAAAAATACATTCACGATATTGACCAGTTCAATTGGGTTTTAACTCCAAGTCCAACTGAGTATCGTAATTGGGACAATCGTTTTCTAAAAAAGTCCAAGAATAAGTGGCTCAGTCGTTTTAGACTCGAAGAGCTCATTCAGGAGAGATTTACCCCAGAAGAACTCGCCTTAATCTACTCAAACCAGGGCCCAAAGAAGTATTATCTCGATATTGAGATTCAGTTAACGTCAAACGAGTTCCCAGATCCAGCCAAAGCTGCGATGCCTGTGAACTTAATAACATTTGTGAATGAAGAAAACGTCTGCTATGTCATGTCGACCATGAAAGACTTAGAATCAGGTGTAGTTTCGCAGCTAGAAACTGAAGTTAACGAATACTTTGTGGCTCACAATCAGACTTTCTCTCTCAAATACCTATTCTTTGATACAGAGGAAGCCTTAATGTCAACCTTCTTTTTGAAAGTCTTACCAAAGATTCCATTTTTTACTGGTTGGAACGTGATAGGCTTTGACTGGATCTATCTGGTCAATCGAGCCAAGCGATTAAAGATTGAAGCAATGGAGAATATGCCAAGTGATAAGCTAATTGGTCAATCCAAGATGCCACTCCACATCGGCCTACTCGACTACATGGAAGTATTTATGAATACTAAGCCATACAAAGTTGTCGAAAACTATAAACTTGACTATATTGCTAACCTCGTTTTAGGCACAACGAAACTTCACAGTGAATATGCAACAATGATCGAGGCCCAGCAAGACGTTGAGAACTTCGTCAAGTACAACATCATTGATACAATCCTAATCAAACTAATTGAAGATAAGTTGGGCTTGTTAGACGTTGCCTTCTCTATTTCTCAACTTGCAAAGGTTGATGTATCTAAAGTATTCTCAGCTGTGTACATTACTGAGACGCTGATGTGTCGAGAATTCTTGAGCAGAGGTAAACTAATGGCCAGCGACCGACGAGACATTGAAAATGAGGCAACTTATGACGGAGCCTTCGTTGCAACTCCAGTGCCAGGCTATTATAAGTATGTTTCATGCTTTGACTTTGCCTCAATGTACCCGAATTTACAAATTCAATTTAACATTTCACCAGATTCATATTTGGGTAAATATAATCCGGCTCAGCAGGTGCCAGATGAAACTATTTTCACCAAAAATGATACAATATTCACAAATAAGTTCGACTCAGCCGCTAGAGCTATTCTAAAGGGTCTGTACAATGAACGATTTGAAACAAAGGCAAAAATTAAGTCGTTAGAAGACGAGCTAGCGCATGAAAAAACTAATTAACCGAATAAAAAAAGCATTAGGTATGGATATCGAAGCATTAATGTCACTAAAAAATAGCTTTCAAAACCAAAGATTTCAATTGGTTAAGGGCAAGCCATCGCCAAGATTAGGCAAAGTATTTGAAGTCATGGACATCGGCCAGAGCCGAACTGGCTTCTATGCAGAATTTAGCGACGGTGTCAGAGTTCCAGTCGATGCTCTATCTAACGACTATATGATGTTGATGGACGATCAAAAGCCATTAACACCTATGGAGATTCAATCGATCAATATCGATTACGCTCCGTCAATGAATACTGTTAATGCAGCGGAAATTAGTCCAGATTTACAGATACCTGAGGAACTTAAAGCTGAAATAATTGCACCAGCACCAAAGGTAAGTGCACCAGCTCCGCAAGTTAGTGCACCGGCTCAAACGACTGATTTATTTGGCATGTTTTCGTTAGAGGAAACTCAGCTCAATATCTCAATCAAGGTACAACTGCCAAATAAAACTCTACTTAAGGCAATGTATCAGAATTCTCAAAATCAATCAGACTTTGTCAATAAGCTCTCTAGTCATATAAATAATAGTGTAACGGCAGATTCCATTAAAGAATCTTTATGGAAAATGCTCGATCCAGACAAAAAGAAGCAGCTTAATGACAAATCGACCAAAGATTGAATCTAGAGTTCCATTAATCGATACTCGATATGAAATGGTCTCAATTCACAGAGACCAAGATCAGCTTAACCAGTTAAACTATTTGAAAACTGGCGTAGCTGTTTTACCTTTTACTAGATCACAAGACGGTAAGATCTCAAAGATCTATGCGCTGTCTCAACCTAATTTTATCAACGACCAAGACTCAGTGACCCTTATTACTGACGAATATGATAGCGAGCTTGATGCTTCTCCATTTGAGTCAGTTGGTCGTTGCATGATTGAAGAATGCGGCATGGACCTGTCTAGATTTGACCTAAATGAAGACTCAATGTTTTATTTGGGAGATCTATCGTCAGTCAACCCAATCTACTCAACTTATAAGTGTTACGCGATTGATGTAACCGGTGCATCAAGCAACACAAATTTTGCTTTCTCTCGAGTTCTATCCAAGAACCCAGTTACCAAGGACAATTCTTCAATCGAAGAAATTGGTTTTTACAAAATCGTTAACGGCGACCATTCGGACACTCTGCTCCTAGCTGCGTGTTTTCTACTTGTTTCATATTTTTCGTGAAACCAGGTTAAAGCTCAGTGTACAAGATACTGAACTTTAAAAATATTAAGGATACATGGCTAAATCACCGTTAGATGCGTTTGCAAAATTCAATGACATATTAGATAAGCGAGTAAAATCCAAAGTTGAGATCAGAGGTTTTTCTGATATCGATGAGTACATCTCAACTGGTAACTACTTACTCAATGCCCAAATGTCGGGCTCAGTATTCGGAGGCTATCCAAATACCAGAAGTATTGGTATTGCTGGAGACTCTGGTGCAGGTAAAACATTCCTCTGCCTAAACGCAGTTCGTGAATTACAAAAAGCAGGCTATTACGTCTTCTACATCGATACTGAAGGCGCAATCGACTCGTCAGATTACATTAAATTTGGAGTTGAGCTTGAAAAGCTGCGTTATCTGCGCATGGGACTAATCAGCGAAGTTAAATTCTTTAT